GGGTCAAGCAGTCGTAAAGGTCCCCAGCGTATCTCGTTCACACCGGAATTTGCAGAGGTAAGAATTATCGCCCCTGACAGGTCGGTATTTGTTCGTACTTCTGCTTCATGATCAACCAACATCAGGAATGCACCGTCATTCTGACGTACGGGGATTTTCATGATGTTCGCAAAGCGGTGAGCCGCCTGGATAGCTTTATCTGCTGCCTCCACTCCTGCGAGGTATGCTATTGCTGATGACCTGTTCCCCATTGCCAGTGCAACCTGTACGGACAACAGAGTCGCTGCGGGTATTCGCGGCGCAAGAAACATATCATAGGAAACAAAATCAGCCTGTCGATACCATCGACGCCCCAGCACATCGACCAGTATCCCTCCGGGGATCTCCTCCGATGTGGTGTCATCCGGATTAACAACAAAACGACCGCCAGCGCGTTTCCCAACTACGTCACGCACTGTCGCTGTACCTGAATACATTCGAATTGAATCATAGTCAGGAGCTGTATCACCTGGTTCAATAGAACCGCCACCGCTCCCCCCCTCACCAAAACCGATCATTGTGCCGTCATCTTTTTGACCACACATCACTAACCCGTTGCGGTAGTAAATAACAAATCTCCAACCTTCTGGAGGATTATTATCAATTATGCTGCCACCAAACTCTAACCCGGAATCTGAGGAGTATAGCTTTTCAAATTCATCAGCGTATAAGCGTCCATTTTTATAGCCCAACGGAGAAAGCCCATTATCGAAAACGACAGAAAATGGGTTATCTCCCTGATCACTAATCAGGTTGCTCAATATTTTGACTAACTCTGTGCCAGGCTGCCATGCAACCGGAACAGCATCACCATCATCATTCCGATAATAGATAAAAGAGTTTTCGCTATCGATCCCCTGAGCAACACGAAATAGCTGGCCGTCATGGGTTTCAGCGATTCCAGCTAACTTTCCTTCCGGATCATTTTCAGTTTTATAAAATGTGAATTCGCGGTAATCCGGAATAGATTCAACAACGTTTTTTNNAGATACCGGGTACGTTCTGCCAGCGTCTTCGCCTGCATATTCGCTATACCACCGACACCACCTTCTACTTTATCACCACGCGCGATCTGATAGACCTCATCTTCCCAGCGCGGCAATTCTTTTATGCTCGCCATATCATTCCTCATACTGATAATTGCCGTCATGGAAAATCAGGCCATCGTAAAAAANNTATCGTTGCCCGGCTTATATTGCTGCGGATAAACACTTACTTCGTCGCCAATAATTGCGGCAGCACCAAGATGCGCAATACCGCGAGAGGTAGTAGACAATGTCATCTGAGAGATGTGTCTGCTCGCCGGTTTGGCATCACCTATAATCCTCTCAAGCTCATAAATCATCGGCTCAGTGATGCCGATTTCATTCAGATCGATCTCAAGCCGAAACGTCCCGGCGGGGTCGGCCACCTCCCACCATTCCTCAATGGTCATCGAATACCCCAGCCCCTCGATCACCCGCTTAACTGCCGCCACCGTTCCTTTTCGCTGATGGATCCAGAACGCATCACTTACTGCCTGCCGCTTAGCGGTTTCTGTCCAGGTTTCCTCCCATCGATCAACGGAGAAAGCCCAGGCCAGGTACGGCAGAAACTTTGCCGGGCATTTCCACGGGTTCCACAGGTCACGCAGCGGCACGTTTAAATCACTGATACCTGAACAGGCTTGCGCCAGCCTGCGCTCCAGCGCAGACGACCCCGGCGGCAACAGGCTGCTAGTCATCAGAGCCACCAATTTCTGCTTTAAAATCGGTGCAATATGACGCCTGCGTTTTATCTAGCACCATGTCCGTCAGTGGCTTTATCAGTTCGACGCGCTGGACACCCTGAACATGCAGCGCGGCATAGATCGCGGACAACCGCACATCACGCCCCAGGCGACGCTGCTCGTTGATGTATGCCGTGCCCTGCGCTTTCGCTGCCGCCAGGATGGGTTCCTTAGCCGGGCCGGGGTAGACATAAAGAACCGCATCAATTTCATAGGGGACAATCTCAGCAGATCGGACGCTCACCCGATCCGCCACTGGCCGCACAGCCTCATCATTCAGGGCCTCACCGACGACCTGCAGTAAGTCTTCAGGCGCAGTACCATCGCCGTCGCGGGCCAGAATAGTCACCACGACTTCTGCCGGTGACGGGCTGAACGCTGACGCATCCGCCACCCGACCATCCGAGCTAAGCGCGTGATATTCATAGGCTCCGACTGGTCCGGCAACGCTCATCCCCTCAAATGCAGCAGGAATGCGCTGGCGATAATCCGCGTCAGATTCCATTACCGCCTCCGTGGGTGGTGTTGTGGTGTCATCTGCAGCTGTAATCACCCGGCGCTGTACGTTGTTATTTGCGCCTAAATTGTCCAGGTCATCCCCGCCGGAATAGGCCACCATCACGGCTCTCGCTGCCTCGTTAATCCTCTGGCGCAGCAGCAACTCCCGGTACACATTTTCCTGCAGCATTTTCACCACCGGCTCAGACTCAAGCGTTAAGGTGCGGGCCACGGCCTCCTGTTCTTCTGCCGGAAATAACGCGACAAATTCAGCCTTGCGCTCAGTCAGCAGGGTTTCAAAATCCGGCACATCCACAATTTGCGGCGGCGGCAGCTGGGAAAGGTCAATAACGGCCATTGTCTGCTCCTGTCGATACGGAAAGGGACACGGGCACGCCGTCATTACGCTGGCCTGCCAGCTCAATAACCATTGCGCCATCCATGTTGCTGCTGTTAACCGTGATGGTGTCCAGTTGCAGCCGCGGCTCCCAGCGCCGCAGCGCCACATACACCGCAGCCATGATTTGCAGGCGCAGCGCCGGGTTTTGCGGCTGGTCAATGAGCGCTGAAAGCAGGGAACCATACTCCCGGCGCGCAAGCCGGCTCCCTTGCGGGGTCAGCAAAATGTCACGCACCGACTGACGCAGGTGGTCAGATTCCGTAATAGCTCTGCCGGTATCGCGGCTCATCCCGATATAGAGCGTCAAAATGGGTCTCCTGTCGTTCCGCCACTGTCGCCAGGGTGTTTATGCTTATCAGCAACGACGCCGTTTGACGTCATCGCGCCGCCGCCGTGGGTCACATCGCCATTCAGGATCACATTGCTGTTAATACGGGTGGTGTCAGCCTCGATCACAAACTCACCGGTTTTGCAGGAGACAACCTGCGAAGACTCAATCAGCACGCTTTTCACGCCGCGAATAATCCAGCGCCCGGTGGCGGGGTCGTATTCGAACCAGCCGCCATCCTCGTATGCGGTCACGTCCGCACTTTCAGAGTCTGACGGCGGCGGGCAGGCGTTGGAGTAGATGGCCGGAAGCGCAAAGGCTGTCTCCAGATTGCCGCCCAGGCTGAACAGCACCACCTGCTCCCCTGGAGACGGGCACCACCAGGTGCGGGATTTACCTGCACGGTAGGTCAGCCAGTTAATCCAGTTGGTTTCGAGGTCGCCCGTTTTCACCCGGCACAGCCAGCTGTCCCGGTCCACTTCGGTCACAATGCCGGTGCGGATCAGATTAGTGATAAGGCGCATGATTTCGGTTAGTTGAGTATTCATCCAATCAGGATGACTGTTTGTCGACTTTTTAGATAGTTCAGGTAGATTGTATGAACAACAGTACAATACTTCTGGTACAGCAAGAGAGAAAGATATGGACGAAGAACAAAAAATTTATTTAGAAACTTTAAAAGAGTTAAACACAAGAAGTATTAGCACAAGAAGAATAACAATCACTTTTATATACATTCTTTTGTTGGCCACTGCCCTAGTATTAACCGGAATCTTCGCAATCAAATCAAAAAACAACAACCCAATAACAAATTTCATATCAAGCATGATTGATGGAAATAATGAACTATATCAAGCAACCACTATTCTAAATAACTACACAAAAGCCTTAGAGGCCTTTTTCAATACAAAAACACAAAACCTACATGACAAAAATAATAGCGTTAGCGATGCCAACACCGCTAGAAATGATAGATTCAAGTTACAACCTGATGATTTAATTTACCTCAAAAAAGACAAGTCAGAAAAAATAGCCGATTCAATAGCCTCTATATTAATTAGCTTTTCCGTTCTTTTATTTATAGGATATGTAACACGCATATTTGTTATTTTTACCAAATATTACATGCAACTTAGCAATGATTATGAGAACCAAAAGATAGCATATATGCTATCTCGGGGAGATATATCAAAATTCTCGTCTACTCTAGATGCCTTAAGGAATCACA